TTGCGCTTAGCGTCCCGGATGGCATCCCTATACTGCTTTTCGCCATCCAGAACGATCTTTTGTCTGATCTCGTTGCTGCCAGCCACTTTTTACCCTCCCATCAATCCCCGCACACCTCTGGCGCCGGCAAGGCGGGCGTCATATTCTGCGCGAAGCTTAAACATGTCCATAATGAAACCCGGCTCCATCCGCCGGGCCTCGCTGACCGGAATCCCGGCGATCAATGCACAACTGTAATACTCGCGGACGCGCATTCCTCGCCGGTTTACCCGTTTTTTCTCTCTATCTCCTCCAGATACATATCATGCACCTGGTTATCTGCGACATTCCCGTTCATCGTCTCTGCCGTGGAGGCGTCTATAATCGCGTTCTGAATTGATTCGCTGATCGGCTTAATATCGCCCAGACCGCAATGCTTCATTTCGTCGCCGGTTACGCTTTCCTTCTCCCCCTGGGCGCTCAAGTAGCTGTTCGCCATGATCCGGAAGAGCGCCCGCAGCACCTTGAACTGCTTCCCTGTCTGGATCGCCTTAAGGGTTTCCTGAATGCTGCCAAACTCTTCCTCGATCTGCTCCATCGCGTATAGGTCAAACCGAAGCCCGTAAACCTTGCCGTTAATCTCAACCGAAGCCATAAAAGTATCCTTTCTGTGGTCGAAAAGTCAGGGCGGAGGAAGACCCTCCGCCCCGTTCATCCGTTCCTTAGCAAACCGTCAGTTGATGCCGGCTTTGCCATTCAGCCAGGTGCGCGCAGCCGCCTCAGTAGTCTCGGTGCTGGTGTAGTAGTACTCCACCGTACCGCCGGCAGTCACCTGAACGCCCAAGATCTCGCCGTTGAGCGTGTTGGTGCTGAACTCGGTAGACTCGCCCTTCGTCTTGGCGTTGTCGTTCTCCAGGCCAAACTGCACCTTGGGGAACCAGTAGCCCGTATAGGACTTGACCCCGCCCTGAATCTCGCCGACGATGTAGCCGAAGCCGACATAAGGCGCCTCCACCTCGGTGACGGTCAGCTGCTTCCCGGCCACGGTGTAGCCCAGCAGCGCCGTCTTCACCGTGTTGGGAAGGCTCGCCAGCTCCAGGCTGATCTGGCCGCCGGTCATCCCGTTGGCGCGCTCAATCACGTGGTTGTCCGCGCTCAGTTTGACATCATCCCTGTTCAGCGTAACGTCCGCGCTGATCAGCAGATCCGCGACCGTGGCGCCGCCGGTGTAGGTAACCGCGCTCCCCGCGCCGCCGCCGGAAACGGTGGCATAGGTAAGCCCCTTCAATCCGATTCTAGCCATAGTAATCCTCCCTTACTTGGTCATCTCCGCCAGGATGCGCTCGCTCTCGGCCTTCATGGCCTCCACCGCGACCGCCTCAAAGCGCTTCTTGCTCGATGCCTTGGTAATGAACTTGTCCCCGCTCCGGGCCGGCTTTTTCTTCGTCTTCCGGGAGTTGATCACGAAAGCCTTCAGCGCGTTGCTCACGCCTCTGCCGTCGTCCCCCTGCGGATATACATCCACCGATCCGGAGCCAAGGTTTTCCTTGTACTTCCCGGGCCCGACGCCCTGCATCATGGATCCTGACCTAACGTGGTGGTACTCACTGATCACGGCTTGCATTTCCTTCTTAACCGCCTCAGCTCCAGCCATCACGACCCGCCGGATCATATCCCGATCCAGGCCCTCCAGCTGCTCGCCGAGGGAGTCGGCCTCGACAGTGAACTTAGCCATCCGGTTCCGTCTCCTCCCACATGATCGGCCCGATGATCTCGCAGACCCATTCCCAGTGCGTTTTGTTGATGTCGAAGAGATACTCCCGCGTCTGAAGCCGGTATCCGTCACACACGTCTTCCAGCACGCCCTGCACCTCACCGACCCAGACGTCGCTCCCGCCGGTCACGTACAGATGCACCGTCGCCTGGAAGACCTGATCCACCAGACGGTTGTCCACCCACAGTCCGCCGCTCTGCCCGTCCAGCTCGACAACGCCATACTGATCCGGCGCTTTGCTTTCCCAGGCGTCGCGCACGAAGTCGATGCCCTGGATTTCGTTCAGCCGGGCCACCAGCAGATCCGCCGCGTCATAAGTAACCGGCGCGGCCGGCGCCTTCTTAGCTCTCGCCATTCACGTCGCCCCTTTCCGCGGTGATCTCGATCCCGTCGTCCCGTGTCACGTAGGTCCGGATGACGCGGTATTTCTTGCCGTGCCACCGGAGGTAGCGTTCGTCCTGGTAGTCCTCCGCCAGGCTCAGCACGAAGACAACCTCCGGCTGAACCCCGGCATTGAGCGCGTTATAAAACTCGCTTTGCCTTACGCTCTCCACCGTGCACATAACCGTCCGCGCCTGTTCGGTCGCGGCTTCGTGCACCCCGTGGGAACTGGCCGTTTCCGTGATCAGCTCGATCACATCCGCCCGCATCATTCGCCGTCACCGTCCCCAAAGTCGGTGTATCCGTCGGCGGCCATCAGCTGGGCCTTCTGCTCGTCGTAGCTCGCCTTGACCCGATCATAATCGTCAGGGCTCCCAAAGTGAGCGCGTACATAGGTAACCATCGCCCGGCAAACCAGCGGGTCCGTTACGGTGCATTCATCCGTCACCACGCCGTCGTCCGTGCCGAAGGCCACATCCCCCTGGATGATCACGCCGGCGATCTCCAGATCCTTCGCGGCGCTTTCAAGCAGGGCCGCAAGTTCCGCGTCGTATGCGGTCGTGCTGATCCGCAGCGCAAGCCTTGTCTCTGCCAGCATGATATCCTCCTCAAAAGCCAGGGGCGGAGGATCGCTCCCCCGCCCCCTGTGGTGTCGTTATCCGATTAGGCCGTCGCCTTGGTGAAGCGCACAAGGCCCACGCCGGTGGGCTTGCCATCGCCCAGGGCCATGCCGCGGAACACGGTGGAACCGGTCCGGAAGGCCACGGACTCATCACGGTCGATGGCGATGTCCTTCGCGAAGTTGAAGACATAGCCTTCCTTCAGGTCGCCGAAGATGATGTCGGTGCCGACACCGTCCTCGATGATGACCGGGAACCCGAAAATGTTGTACTTCGCGGGAGCCTGAGGATCGGCCACCACGACCGGCTGCTTCTGGGTGGTCTGCACGTTCAGCACATTGCTGTAGAACGTCGCGCGGCTCATCACGAAGGAAGCATTGGGATCGTACTCAGTCGGCAGGGCGGCGATGATCGTCAGGATGTCGCTGTAGGTGATCGCAGCCTTGGTGTAGGTGCCGGAGGCGGTGATGCTGGTCAGGCCGGTGGGCTCGGTGGTGCCGGCGCCAGCGGCGACCTTCGCGGCAGCCAGGCGGAAGAGCTTGTTGGCCAGGCGGTCAACCAGCCAATCCTCGAACGCGGGGATAGCCATCGCGGCCACGTCCGCGGTGATCTCCACGGTCTTGATCAGCTTGTAGGCAGCCAGAGACACGGGCGCGAGGGTGTCGGCGCCGTCGGTGGCAGCGGTGCCCATGGCAACCACGGCCGCGGCGTTGATCGTGCCTTCAACCGGCAGAACAACATTTCCGGGGATGTGCATCACGTCGATCGCGTCCAGGATCGGATAGAGCTCCATTTTGCCCCAGATCTTATTGGCGGTCTCGGTGGGGATCGCGGCGGTCGCCGTCACGGCGGCGCGCTCTTCAGCGGTCAGTTCCTTGCCCTGGAGGTTCTTCAGGAAAGCATTCCTGTACTCCACACTTTCAATTCCAAACATTTTTCTTTCCTCCTTCTCTTTGAAGTCCCGGATCTTCCGGGCTTCGCTCTCGGTGGCCACCTTCCGGATCAGCGCGGCGCGCTTCTCCGCCCTGGCGGCGATTTCGGCCTTCCGGCCCAGGATCTTGTCGACCAGCGCGCCAAGCTTTTCCAGATCGTCCGGAAGCTTGTCGGGCTCTTCGGTGGGCTCTTCCCCGGCGGGTTCATCCTCCGCGGGAGCCTCTTCGGGAGACTCTTCCGGCGCTTCTTCTTCGGGCTTCTCCTCGGCGCGCTCGTCTTCCATCTCGTCCAGCGCTTCCAGCTTGCCCTCGACCTGCTTCAGCAGCTCGTCCAGCTCTTCCGGCGTCATCTCGTCAAGGTTAAAATCCATTTGCTTCTCCCTTCCCCGCGGCGATTTTTACCTTCAGCCGCAGAATCTGAATCTTTCTTTTCCGCTGCTCATGAAGCTTAGCAAGTCGCTCCGCTTGCTCCCTCCGGATCTCTCCGTCCATCAGCTGCTTCCGTGCAATGGATATTTCCGTCCCGGGGTTGGCCGGGATTGAAACCGCGCTCACGTCGTACACCTTCCCGATCCGGCTGACCGTCCAGGTGCGCGTCTTTTGATCGAAACTCTCGTCCTCGATGATGAAACAGAAACTCATCTGATCGACCAGGCCGGTGCTGATCGCCTCATACAGCTGTTTGCTCTGATCGGTCAGGCCCAGATCCGCGTCGATCCAAAGCCCGTGATCATCCACGCCCATCTTCAGGCTTCCGTTCTTCGTCCGGGCGTACACCATGCCCATGTGGTCATATTGCATGATTACGTCGCTCATGTCCGCCTCATCGAAGGCGTGCGGGTCGACCTGTTCGAAGATTTCCTTTCCGTTGAAATCCTCCATCAGGGGATAGGGTTCGTTGAAGGTACTCGCGTACCCCCGCACCCGGTAGGAGGGCGCGTCCCCCTCGGCCCGCGTCACGGCCATAACCGGCATCGACCGGTATTCCCGCTCTTTACATCTCGGCATTTCAATCCACTCCCTTTTCGTCCGTCGGCGCTCCCTCCACCGGCGTCACCGTCTCGGTGTCCTTGGTCGGATCCTTGTACTCTCCGCGGACCAGGAAGCTGTCCCCGCCCTCAATCGGCGGGAGCCCCCAGATCTCCCGGATCTCATTCCGGTTCATGATCCCCCGGTCGGCCATCTGTGCGGAAACATCCAGCTTTTCCTTTGTGCTCGCGTACTGGAGCCGGTTGGCCGTCACGGTGACCCGGTTCCCCAGCGCCCGCTCCCGCTGCGTGAAGGTCATCTTGGTGAGCGCCTCGCTCAGCTGCACCGCCAGCGGCTCCAGCTTCCCGTCGAAGAACGCCGCCCAGGCATCGCCGACCGCTTTGTTCTGGAGAACGTCCATGTTCACGCCGAAATAGTTGAACACGTTCTCCTGGATCATCCGCATCTGATCCGCGTCCACCACGTAAGGCTTCTGATCGATCTGCCTGATATCAGTGTAGGTGTTCGGGAAGAGAAGCATTCCGCCGCTCTCCCCCTGGAGGTTCTCCCGGTTGAAGCGCTGCCGCTCCCGGCTCAGATCCTCGGGCTTCACGAAGTTGTTCATCCGGGCCATGAAGCGGAACGTCGCCCCGTTCTTAATGCCCTCCTGGATGCCCTGCTGCTGCATACTGATCAGGCTCATCGTCCCGGCCAAAGCCCGGTTATCGTCGCCGAAAATATCGTCCTCGTACTGGCAGCGCGTCAGGATCCCCGTCCGGCTCAGCTCGACATAGCCTTTTTGGCCATTCATGAAGCTGTATTCAAACCACGGCTCTCCATGGAAGTCCAGCAGCGCTGTCCGGCTCGGAAGCACCGGGAAATACCCTTCCACCTCATCCGGATCCTCGCCCAACACCGGGACGATAAAGCAGTTGTTTTGCATCTCCCGGATCGTCGCGACCCGATACAGAAACTGGCTGTAGGTCATGAAGCTGTTCGGGCCGGCCTTGAGCCTCGTCCGGAGTCGCGGCTTTGCGGTTCCCTGGATGTCGATCGCCAGCTTACTCGCGTGGCGCGCGATGGCGTCGATACTCGCCCGGATCAGCTCGCTCTCATAGAGCTTCCCGCCCCACGTCTGGAAGGCCGGCGTGTAGGCGGTCAGGGTCTTA